TCTTAGTGTAACATCTGTAACAGGTTCATTTACAGGCTCTTTAATAGGAATAGCCTCAACTGCTTCATTTGTAACCCCACTTAATCAAAATGTTTTAATTACAGGTTCTACCCAAATTACTGGTAGTTTAGGAGTTACAGGTTCAATATATTCAAACAATACTATAGGAGCATCATATGCTGGTTATTTTAAAAATAACTCTTATAATGTTGGTGGAAATGCTCCATTAATAGTTGATGACGGAAATGCTGGAGGTGCATTTAGTATAGGGTATGGTGGTACAAGCGCATTTATGTATTTCCCACCTTACTTTGGTAATAACTCTATTTATTTACATGGATCAGGTTATTATGGAGTATATTTTGAAGGACTTAGCTCATATGATGGTGTTACTTCTTTTGTAGCACCAGGTCGTGTTAAAATTGGAAATAATACTTTACCATCATCAAAATTACATGTTGTAGGAGCCGGATCTACATCAGCAACTACAGCATTTATAGTTGAAAATTCATCAGCAGCTAAAACTATTCAATGTAAAGATGATCAAAGTATAGGATTTTTTGGAGCAACAACTGTTACACAACCTACAACAGCTGGTGCAAGTTCAACATTTACTAGCAACCCTGGTGTAGCTCTTAACGATGCTGATACTTACGACGGATATACAATAGCTCAAGTAGTTAAGGCTCTAAGGCAGTTAGGTTTACTAGCTTAACATATTTATAATAAAAATATTACATGAATATCCCTATATATCCTGGTTCAAGTTCATTTTTTCCTGGAAATACTCCATTTGGATTTTATGACAACGATTACGACTTTCAAGTAGATGCTGATAAAGTTGCTACTTTTTGTGCTAGACGTTTAGGATATCCTATTATGGAAGTTGAATTGCAAGATATCAACTTTTATGCTGCTTTTGAAGAAGCAATTACTACTTACGGAAATGAATTATATGCATTTCAATTAAGAGACAATTTATTAAACGTTATAAATACTCCAACATCTTCTAACCTCAGTACTGCTCTTATTACTCCTAGTTTAGCAAACATTATTAGAATGTCTCAACAATATGGAGTTGAAGCAGGTGTGGGTGGAAATGTTACTTGGTATAGTGGTTCATTTACTACAACAGCAAGTATCCAAGATTATGACTTAGGAGATTGGGCAATAAGTCAAAGTATATCTGGTGGGATTGAAATTAAAAGAATATTCCATTACGGTCCTCCAGCCGTAACTCGTTTTTATGATCCATATGCTGGTACAGGTTTAGGTACTCAAAATTTAATGGATAGTTTTGGTTTTGGAGCTTATTCTCCATCTGTTAACTTTGTTTTAATGCCTGTAAATTATGACATACAGGTAATTCAAGCAATCGAATTCAATGATACTGTTAGAAAATCAGCATATTCATTTGAACTTATAAATAATAAACTAAAAATATTTCCAATCCCAGATCAAAGCGGAGTTAACATTTATTTTCAATATATAAAATTACAAGACAGACTAGATTCAATTGTAAATACTGGTTCGGCTGCTGTTATTACAAATCCATCAAATGCTGGTTATCAAAATCCAGTTTATTCAAGAATAAACTCTATTGGTCGCCAATGGATATTTGAATACACTTTATCATTATGTAAAGAAATATTAGGATACGTTCGTGGAAAATATACACAGGTACCTATCCCAGGAGCTGAAGTTACTTTAAATCAATCAGATTTAATATCTGCTGCCACAGCTGAAAAAACAGCTTTACTTGAAAGATTAAGAACATTTTTAGATGAAACATCAAACCAAAAAATGTTAGAAAGAAAACAAGCTGAAACTGTAGCTCGTCAAAGTGAATTAGGTCAAGCACCAATGACCATTTTTATAGGATAATATGGCACTATTTGGATCATCTAGAGACGTTTCAATGTTAAGAAAAGTTAACAGAGAACTGTTGGGGGATATTATGTCTCAACAATGCGTGCTTTATAAAGTTAATTTAGAAAAAACAGTCTCTAACATTTATGGTGAATCTACAGGTTACAGATATTATACTGAACCTACTATTTTATATTGTAGAATTACAAGAACTGATCCTACATTTAATAATACAGATATAGGCAGAGATTATTCTAGAACTATGACTTTTTCATTTTTAAGAGATGATTTAGTAGATGCTAGTGTTTACCCTGAATTAGGTGATATTATAATGTATCAAGAAGGATATTTTGAAGTAGAACAATCGTATGATAACCAATTATTTGTAGGCAAAGACCCAGATTATCCATATGCAACAAATCCTCTCAACCCAGGTTTAGAAAATTTTGGCTACTCAGTTTCTATAAATTGTATAGCTCATTATATACCTGCAGATAAAGTAAACTTAACTAAAGAAAGACCGTAATGGCAAATAGAAAACCTACACCTAAAACCCAAAGAGAAATTAGCATTTCTCAACAGGAACCTTACCAACAAGGAGGACCGGGTTTTCAACCTACAGGAAATCCTAATAAAGCTGAAGGTATAAATAGAGGTCAACAGTTAAGTTTTAAAGGAGACGATACAAAACCACTTGCTTTAGGTATTCAAGATATTGATGAAGCAATTTACTATTATTTTACTGAAGTAATAAAACCATTTGTTATACAAAATGGTCAACGAATAGCAGTTCCTATAGTTTACGGTAATCCTGAGAAGTGGAAAATGGTTCAAAAAGATGGGTATTATAGAGATGTAAATGGTAAAATAATGTCACCACTTTTAGTATTTAAAAGAGATGACTTAACTAAAGTTAGAAATATAGGAAATAAATTAGATGCAAATAATCCTAATTTATATAGTTCATTTGTAAAAAAATACTCTCCTAAAAATGCATACGACAATTTTAGTGTATTAAATAACACTATTCCTCAAAAACAACAATACGCAGTAGTAATACCTGACTATGTTGCAATAAAATATAGCTGTGTTATATACACTTACTATGTAGAACAAATGAATAAAATTGTTGAAGCAATTAATTATGCGTCAGATTCATATTGGGGTGACCCCGCACGTTTTAAATTTAGAGCAATGATTGATTCATTTACTACAGTTATAGAAGTAGAAGATGGAAAAGATAGAGCAATTAAAAGTAATTTTGACATTAAATTAAACGGATACATAATCCCAGATATTATACAGAAAGATTTAAGTGCTATTAAGAAAATACCAGATATCACAAAAATAATTTTTACCGCAGAAACTACATCAAGTTTGGAATAATTAAAAACAATATTATATTTATAATAGACAATCAAATTTATGGAAACAAAAGTTTTAACACAAGAAGAATTACAACAATTAAAAAGTATTCAAGAAAAAAGAGCTAAATTTGTTGAACAATTTGGCATTTTAGAAATGCGTGTTCAAGAAATTAATATTCAAAAAGAATTATTAAAAGAAGAATTAAAAGCTCTTCAACAAGAAGAAACAAAAACTGGTGAAGCTTTACAGCAAAAATACGGTAATGGTTCAATAGACCTCAGTAAAGGAGAGTTTATAAGCCAATAGCGTTTTAAAGGGTTTCGCCATATTTATAATAAAACCAAACAAAATATATTAATAACATGGCAGAAACTTTAATTTCCCCAGGCGTTTTAGCAAGAGAAAACGACCAATCCTTTTTAACAGCAAGACCTGTTACAGTAGGAGCCGCAATCATAGGCCCAACTGTTAAAGGACCTGTAGAGGTACCTACAATAGTAACTACTTACAACCAATTTGTAAACACATTTGGTTCTGTTATAGAAAGTGGTAGTGCAAACGATAAAGCTTCTTATAGCTATTTAACATCAATTGCTGCTTACAACTACTTTTTAAATGGTGGTCAATCAATGTTGGTTGCTCGTGTAGTATCGGGTTCGTATACAGCTGCTTCAAGTTCAATTATTGCTAACAGTTACGGTGCAACAACCGCTTCATTTGTGTTAGAAACACTTTCTAAAGGTGCTAACCAAAACAGTACTTCAACAGAAGTAAGTGGTGCTTTACAAAGTGGATCCGGCGACAATATCAGATGGCAAATTGTAAATGCAAACACTTCATCTGGCACATTTAACTTATTAATCAGAAGAGGTAACGACACTCCATTATTCCCAGTAGTATTAGAAACTTGGACTAACTTATCTTTAGATCCAAACTCACCAAACTACCTTGCTAAGGTACTTGGTGATCAATCTCAAAACTACAATTCAAGTACTAATCAAATTGAAGTAACAGGCTCATTTGCTAATAGATCAGCTTACGTAAGAGTTAAAGCTATTAACTATACTACTTTAAATTATCTTGATAATAATGGATTACCAAAAGCTGAATATACATCTTCAATACCTGTAAATGGTAGTGGTTCATTTGGTGGTGCTGTTGGTACTATTAAAGGTGGAGCTAATTTTTATCAAAACATTAATAGCTCTAACACCCAAGGTTTAGTAGGTGGTAACTACGATAACATGATTAACTTGTTATCTAATCAAGATGATTATCAATTTAACGTACTTTTAACCCCAGGCTTAATTGATGAATTACATACTTCACAAGTAACTAGTATCATTACAAACACTCAAAACCGCGGTGATAATATTTTCGTACTTGACTTAGTAGATTATGGTAGTGCTTTAACAAGCGTAACTGCTCAAGCCTCTGCTAGAAATACTTCATACGCTGCCTCATATTGGCCTTGGTTACAAATCGTTGATCCAGGAACTGGACAAAACGTTTGGGTTCCAGCCTCTACTATGATAGGTGGTGTATATGCATTTAACGATTCAATTGCTGAACCTTGGTTCGCACCAGCAGGTATTAACCGTGGTGGTTTAGGAACTGTAATTCGTGCAGAACAAAAATTACCAGCTTCAAGCCGCGATACTTTATATGCAGGTAAGGTAAATCCAATTGCTACATTCCCTGGAACTGGAGTAGTAGTATACGGTCAGAAAACATTACAAACAAAAGCATCTGCTCTTGATCGTGTAAACGTTCGTCGTTTGTTAATCGCTCTTAAATCGTATATTTCTCAAGTAGCAAATAACTTAGTATTTGAACAAAATACAATAGCTACAAGAAATGCATTCTTAGCTCAAGTAAATCCATACTTAACAAGCGTTCAACAACGTCAAGGTTTATACGCGTTTAAAGTAATTATGGATGATACTAACAACACTCCTGATGTAATCGATCGTAATGAGTTAATAGGCCAGATTTATTTACAGCCTACTAAAACTGCTGAATTTATCTACTTAGATTTCAACGTTACTCCAACTGGAGCTACATTCCCAGGATAATAATTTAAATTCTTCCCCTGAAAAGGGGAAGATTTTTTAAAACTAAAATACGTATAATAAACAAAGATAAACAAAACGCAATATGGCAGTATTAAGTCCAAACGAAATATTTTTTACCGCATTTGAACCAAAGGTAAAGAATCGCTTCATTATGTATGTTGATGGCATTCCTTCATATGTAATTAAAAAAATAGGTGCTGTTTCAGTTCAAATGAATGAAATTAAATTAAACCACATCAACGTTTACCGTAAAATAAAAGGTAAAGCTGAGTGGCAAGATATTGAAATGACTTTATTTGATCCTATCACACCATCTGGTGCTCAAGCTGTAATGGAATGGGTACGTCTACACCACGAATCAGTAACTGGTCGTGATGGTTATTCTGATTTTTATAAGAAAGATGTAACTATCAACGTATTAGGTCCTGTAGGTGATATTGTAAGTGAATGGGTAATTAAAGGTGCCTTCATTAAAACTGCTACTTTTGGTGATTACAGTTGGGATGATGATGCAGCTGCTCAAGAACTTACAGTTTCTTTAGGTATGGATTATTGTATCCTAAACTTCTAATAAACAAAATACAATAAATGTAAAGGAGCTTGACACATGTCAGGCTCTTTTTATTTTTAATATTTATAATTGATATGGCTAGTTTATTAGACTCATTTAATAAAACTAATTTGGATTTAGAAAACGCTAATGTATTGGGTGGTCCAAATAAAGATTTACAAACTCAATACCCAGCTACCTCCACTGGCACTCCAACAACTCAAGCAAGTCCAGGAGCTGCTAAAAATTATGTTCCTAAATTTTCACCTACATTTACATATTTAGGTCAAACCGTAGGAAATCCTAATAACTCAATAAGTGCACAAGGGCCAAATACAGACTCAGTTACTTCTCTTTCACCTATATTACAATTAGCATCTTCACTTAATAAAACTAGTTTAGATGTTGAAGATTCTAAAATTTTTGGTGGCCCAAATAGAGATTATAATACTCAATATCCTAAAAATGTATCTGGGACTCCTACAACAACTCAAAACCCCGGTGGACCAGCAAAACAATTTACACAAAAATATACTCCTCAAAATCCTTACGAAAACCAAATAAACGATAAAATAGTAACAAATAGTGCTTTATCAGATAATCCTGGGGATCCAACCGTGTTAGCTATTACTAATTTAGATGTTGAAAAAGCAGGTGTAATCGGTGGTCCAAATAAAGATATTACTACTGTATACCCTTATGATGTTACTGGTACTCCAACAGTAGATAGAACACCTGTAGGTCCTCCTACAAATTTTAGTCAAAAGTATACTCCTGTAAACACATATACTAATCAGATAAATAACAAAGTTATATCTAATAGTCCATTATCAGATGATCCTAAAAACCCAACAGTATTAAGTATTACTAGTTTAGATGTTGCAAATATTACAAACAACAGCCCAGCTAAAGGAATAAACGATCCAACTGTATACCCCGCTTTAAACACCGGAACTCCTACATCTGAAACAATTACACCACCCGTAACTTTAAACATTACAAACGCTCCTAAACCATTTAATCAAAAAGATTTACCTAAAAATACATACTTAGAAAAATTTAATATTTTAAATAGAGTGTTATCCGGCAGTTTGTTATCTGGGGATCCTTTAAATCCTAAAATATTAGATATTACTAATTTAGATAATAATAAACTTATACAATACAAATCAGTAAACGATCCAACTTTGTATCCTTTAGAATCAACAGGTCGTTCTGCTATTAAAGCATGGCCTGATACTGTACAAGGGGCTCCATCTGTAGGTGCTCAAAAATTTGACCCAAAATACGATTCAAGTAAAAAATATCAAGAAAATATTGAAATAGATTTAGGTATAGCACCAAAAGCAAATGAACCTGAAGGGCCAAAACCTCAAAAACCCGGAAATGCTGTAGTAAAAGTAATTAAAGGAGTAGGTAGTGGTATTCAAGCCATAGGATCATTATTTGGAGGAGCATCAAGATAATATTTAAACTTGATAAATCCCTATTTTTTCATATATTTATAATAAACAAAAGTTACATTAAATTAAATTTATGGATCAAAACGTTACAATACCAACCGAAACTATTGATTTACCTTCAAAAGGTTTAATATACCCATCTGATAATCCTTTATCAAGCGGCAAAATTGAAATGAAATATATGACCGCTAAGGAAGAAGATATTTTAACAAATCAAAACTATATTCAAAAAGGAATAGTATTAGACAAGTTACTTCAAGCATTAATTGTTTCTAAAATTAATTACAGTGATTTAATAGTTGGAGATAAAAATGCTATTATGGTAGCAGCTCGTGTATTAGGATATGGTAAAGATTATGAATTTGAATACAACGGTCAAAATTATACAGTTGATTTATCTAAAATAGATAACAAACCATTTGATGAATCAAAATTAGTTTCTAAAGGTGTAAATGAATTCCATTATACTTTACCGTCTTCAAATATAAACATTACTTATAAAATTCTAACTCATGGAGATGAGCAGAAAATACAAATTGAACTAGACGGCCTTAAAAAAATAAGTAAAAACAATTCTCCAGAATTATCTACACGTTTAAAATATATTATTACATCGGTAAACGGAGATCGAGATACCAAAACAATTCGACAATTTGTTGATACGGCTTTATTAGCCCGAGATTCTCGAGAGCTAAGAAAGCACATAAAAAATACACAGCCAGACGTAGATCTGACTTTTTTTCCCGACGGAAATTCCGATAGAATCGAAATCCCTGTGGGACTTAAGTTTTTTTGGCCTGACTTCTAATTTAGCACCTGAATTTAGAGCAAGTTTATTTACACAAATTCATGAAATTGTATTCCATGGAAAGGGTGGATACGATTGGAACACAGTGTATGAAATGCCTAGGTGGTTAAGATTATTTACTTTTAAAAAAATACAAGAATTCTACGATAAAGAAGCAGAAGCATACGAATCTGCTAATTCTAAATCTGGCAACAAAAACACATTGATTGACTCTTCCGGTAAAATTAATCGTGAAGGTTGGGGAGAAGTGCCAAAAGCTATAACTCCCGGTCCAAGAACAAATGCTCCTAGCAATAAACCTAAAGTAAAATATAAATAAAATTATAGGTTTTAATATTTATAATAGATTAATACTATTTTAAATGCCAACTACTCCGCAAGAAGAATTAAAAAAATTATTAGAAGAGTATAAAAAGCTAACGGGAAAACCATTTACTTTATTTGATGAAAATAACGTACGCGATGTTACTCAAGGTATTGAAACATTAAAAAATTCGATTAAAGCCGCAGAAGAAGAAGCTTTTAAATTAGAAGGAGGATTTGAAGGGTTAAGACGTCAAATTATTGAAACAAATAAAGAGTTTGGTAAACAAAGTACTCTTGTTAAAGATATTAATAAATTATACTCTAAAGCGGAAGATATACTTAAAGATCTAAAGTATGACGAACGAGACATTTCTAAATTATCAGAAAAAGAATTAAAAAATAGGGTTGAAAAAATTCAAAAAATTAAAACCGAAGCTAGATTTAAAGCAGAATCTTTAATTAGAGAAAATAAAATTTTTGACTTAGATGATAAACAAACTCAAAAAATAATTGAAAAAATTCAAGCTAATGAGAAACTAAATGCTCAAGAATTAAAGCATTATAACTCTAGGTTAAATTTTGGTAATAAATTAAATGAAGAAGAAAAAGCTATAGTACAGGCATATATTGAAGGTAATAAAGAATTAGATTCTATTATAGAAAAAACTAAAGAAAGATATAAAGAAGAGAAAAAAATAACTAAACAATTAGGTGTTTTTGGAGGAGTTTTAAAAGGTATAGGAAAATTACCCATTATTGGAGATATAGTTGACACAGAAGAAGCATTAAAAGCAGCTCGAGAAGAAGTAAAAAAAACAGGAAATGGAGTAGAAGGTTTAAAAGCTGGATTAGGAAATCTTAAAACTCAATTTATAGAAGGTTTACTAAATCCTGCAAACCTAGCATTGGGGTTTATAATCCAGATGATAGCTGCTCTTAAAACGTCAGATGAGGCAACTGGAAAATTAGCTAAAGATTTTAATTTAACATATAACGAAGCAGCTAATGTCAGAAATGAACTAATTCAAATTGGTAATTTATCTGGAGATGTAGCTTTAAATGCTCGAGCATTACAAGAAACAATGGTTGCTGTAGGGCAATCATTAGGTTCTAATGCTATGTTAAATCAAGCTGATTTAGAAATTTTTACTAAATTAAGAGAACAAGCTGGATTTACTAATGAAGAACTTATTGGTATAGAAAAAACTACCTTAGCTACTGGAGGTAATTTAAAAAATAATGTTCAAAATTTAATGTTTGCTGCTAAGACAACAGCATTAAACAATAAAGTTTTACTAAATGAAAAGGATATAATGCGAGATGTTTCAAAAGCATCAGACGCTATTAAACTTTCAGTAGGTGGAAGTGGAAAAGCTTTAGGAGCAGCAGCAGCACAAGCTAAAGCATTAGGAATGAACTTAGGACAAGTTGATAAAATAGCTGAAAGTTTATTAAATTTTGAACAATCAATATCGGCAGAATTAGAAGCTGAATTGTTAACTGGTAGAGATCTAAATTTAGAACAAGCCCGTTTATATGCCATAAATAATGACATGGAGGGGTTGTCAAGAGAATTAGCTAAAAACTTTGGCACGGCAGCTGAGTTTTCTAAAATGAATAGACTTCAACAAGAAGCAGCTGCTAAAGCAGTAGGTATGAGTCGTGAAGAATTAGCTACAACATTAACAGATCAAGAGGCTCTAAAGGGACTTTCAGGAAAACAAGCCGAAGATGCTAAAGCAGCTTTAGACGCTGCTCGTGCTAGAGGAATGAGTGATAAAGAAATAGCAGAAGCAGGAATTGATAATTTAATGAAACAACAGTCCGTTCAAGAACGATTAAATAATTCCGTTGAAAAATTAAAAGAAGTATTTATTTCTATTGCAGAACCAATATTACAAATTGTTTCTCCTTTTGTAGATTTGGTTACAAATATATTACCATTAATTAATGTTATATTAACACCTGCATTAACAACTATTAAATATATAGGAGAAAGCATTGCCGGATGGCTCAATTTATTTAGTGGAGGATTAGATAAATTAAGCACTATGCAAAAAATTGTAGGTTTTATTGGAACAGCTATAATAGCATGGAAAGTAGGAATGATGGCTTATAATGCATATCAAGCAATAGCAGCAGCATTAACAGCTTCTACAGCTGCTGGGGCAATGACCGCAGCGTCTGCTATAACTTTAGGTTTAGGAATAGCTACTATAATAGGAGGAATAATTATGGGGGTGGGAGCTATGAAATCGGCATCAAATAGTGCTGCTAGTAATGCTAAATCTATAAAAGATGGTGAAATAGATCCGAAAAAAGGCCCAGTTTTATCTGGTGATTTTGGATCTGTACAACTAAATCCACGCGACAGAGCAATGTATGGTGCTGATGGTAGTATCAAAGTAGGAACTAATTTATTAGGAAACAATAAACCAACACCTTCAACCCCTACCCCAACAGCTACTCCATCTTCTCAACCAGTTATAGTAAATTATACGGCTCCACAAACAATTATCGGACCTGAGCGCATAGCTACATCATTAGAAATGCAATATAGAGTTTAAATACTTTAATATTTATAACAAACAAATAAAATATACACCATGGGATTATTAGACAAATTAACAAAAGACGGCTCAAGATACTCAATAGCCAATGGAGGTAAAGTAGATATAAATCCTTTATCTACTAAAACATCTGATTTAATGACATATTCATTAGATGGCTCAAATGCATCTCAAGTAAATGCCTCATACCAGCAATATGTAGATGGAACTCCTAACGCACTTCCAAAACCATCAGTATTAGATTTAGACGGAAAAACTCCAAAATCTTACGCTAGTAAAGGACCTACTGAAGGACATTATTAATGCCTCTTATAGAGCTATTAAATACTACCAAATTACGATCTTTGGGGTTTGGCCATGATCAACCTCATGGGGGGAGTAGTCCTCAACCTTATGTTCAAACCCAAATTCCTACTAAAAAAGAATTAGACAGGCCTAGTCCTGACTTTTTACTAAGGGGAGCTACAAACGCAGATCCATTTCTTAGTACAGGTAAAGATCTTGAAAGGATTGGAAAATGGTTTTTTCAAGAACCTGCTAAGGGAGCACTTTTTATAGCTAAACAAACATTATTATCTAGAACTGCAGCCGCAACTGATGTATCAAGTGCTAAGCTTAGTGGTTTTTTAAATGGAGGACTTTATTTACCTACATCTACATTATTTCAAGTTGGAGTTAGTGCTTTTGGATTACATGTTAATAAACAAGGTGTAAATCCAATTCCAACAGACCCAGGTGCTGGGTTTTTACAAAGTTTACTTAGTATAGGTTCTCAACCACTTTATGGTATAACAGCATATCAAAATAATTATACACTTCCTAATGTTATTAAAACAGCAGAAGGTAAATTAGAACAAGTAGCTCTTACAGCATTAAGTGTGCTAGGATTAAATTCTGTTGGAAAAAATGTAGTTCCTCCTATTGACATAATTGGTGGCACAAAAGGAGTTGTAGTTAATTTAACTAAAATAAATAACTTCTTATTAAAGATATACGGTGGAAGAATATTAAACGCAACTTTTACACCAAATGTATATTCATATAGTGGTGGTCCTGGTTCAATATTGGGGCTTGGAAACACAGAAATAAAATTTGCCACTGACGCAGGTGGAAACCCAGTTAGAACAAATCTTACAAGAAATATAGGAGGATATCTACCGGGAGGAGCTATAGCTCTTACTCAAGATGAAATAAACTCTTCAGAACCATATTTACTTAAAAGTGATGGGCAAGTTATTGGACTTAATACCACAATAGGTAGGGATTTAGATTTTAGATATAAACTTAGAAAAACAATTGATGTTCAAACAGATTTAGTTCCACATTGGTGGGGAATTGGGGGAAGTTATGCTACCGAGAATAGAATAGAAAATAGAACAAAATCTGGAGACCCGGGTAGAGTTAGATCGTATAATAGTACAAATTTAATTGAAAATTTTGAATATGATAAATTAAATGTTCTTAAACCCTTTCAAACATCAAAACCTCAAGATGTAAGAAATGAGTTTGATGTAGATTTAATTACATTTAAAATTCAAGTTATAAATAATAATGCTTCTCAAGAATCAAATGACACAGTATTATACTTTAGAGCATTTTTAGATAGTATATCAGATTCATATATATCAGATTGGGATTCAAATCAATATCTTGGTAGAAGTGAAAAATTTTATACCTTTAAATCATTTGACAGATCAATTTCATTAGGTTGGACTGTAGTGGCCCAATCAAAAGTTGAATTACTTCCTATGTATAATCGTTTAAATTATTTAGCATCCGTGTGTGCTGGTGATTATAGTAAGGCTGGTTATATGAGAGGTAATTTAATTAAATTAACTATAGGAGGTTATATATACGAACAAGTGGGTATAATGAATGGTATTACATTTGAAATGGGTGAAGATACAACCTGGGATATAGGTGATGACAGTACACCTCAACTAGCACATGTTATTAAAGTAACTGGATTTAAATTTACTCCAATACATAGTTTTGTTCCTCGAGTTGGTAAAGATTTTATTCATAGAACAGTTCCGAAAAGCGCATATAATAGTAATTTAGGGTTTTCTGATGCAAAATTAGATGAAGCTGAGTTTAAACCAGAGGAAGAAAATACAACAACAAACACAACAACAAACACAACAACAAACAAACCCGCAAATTTAACCCCGGATGAATTAGCAGCATTGCAAGCAGAAGAAAAACTAAGAAAAGAACAAATGGAAAAAAATACAGAAGCAGATTTACTTAACACAAATCAAGATATATTTCTATAAAAGTTTATGAACAGATATAATGCAACCCCAGTAACTAGAATTGACAATAAATTAGTGTACACCACTTCTCGTTATCCTGAGGTACCGCTTAGTAATGACGACATATATGTGTATACTACAGATGGAGATAGATTTGATACACTAGCTAATCAATATTATAAAGATAGTTCTTTGTGGTGGATTATATCTATAGCAAATACAGCAGTAGCAGGTACTTCTTTACCTTCTGACCTTCCTCAAGATTCACTCTTGATTCCCCAAGGAAGTCAAATTAGAATACCGGCAGATTATATAAGTATAGTAGAGACATTTCAAAACATAAATGTATTTTAAGTTATGGGAAACATATTTGGTGAAGGATTTCCACCACAAATAGACGCTCAGGTAAGAATAAGGCAAAAAGCTTATGGATCTGGGTATGCATCTTCTAGAAGTGTAGATAACATACAATTTTTAAATACTAATACGTCATGGTGTAAATTAGTATCAGGCGTGAATGTAAATCAAGATAATGGAATTTGGGCAAAAACATATGTTTTATTTAATGGATTAAATGCAGATGGTACTCAACAAAGGTCGGGAGTAGGAGGAGGAAATGGAGCATACGGATTAGGGGGCACACAATATTCTGGGTTTGCTCCAATGCCCGGTATAGTTTCTGCTCAAATTCAACATCAAAATAAAGGTTCATTAAGAACAGCAGAAGTTAAAATTAAAGCTTTTAATAAAGATCAATTTAAAATAGTTGATGTTCTTTATCTAAGATTAGGATTTAGTATGTTACTTGAATGGGGCCACTCAATGTATTATAATAATGGTGGAGTTCTTGTAAAGAATGCAAATAATAGTTTAGCAACTTCATTTTTAAATGGAAACAAAACATATTCTCAATTTTTAACATCAATTCAACAACAACGACTAAACACAAATGGTAATTATGATGCTATGTTTGCTCGTGTGTCTAATTTTGATTGGACAATAGACAAAGTAGGAGTATACGATATTACAGTAAAACTAATTAGTATAGGAGACGTAATAGAATCGTTAAAAGTAAATAGTATTATGCCCGCAGAACAGGTTAGTTTAGATGATTTAGAAATAACTGAAGAGCAAAAACAACAATCTAATTATATTATAGCTGCATATTCAAAAGCTAATGCTATAGGAGCTTGGTTAGCAAAAGGAAATGATATTTCTAATAATGTCAATGATTTGATACAACAAGATAAAGCAATCGTAGACGTGTATGGAAAAGATGGACTTAATTTAAAATTATCAGAAGAAGAAAAATTAACTATAAAAAATCAAGCAAAAATCAAAAATATAGTGGAATCAGGAACATTTATTGGTGAAAGCGGAATAACTAAACCAGGGATTGGAAATAAACTTTAAAATTTATGGCATCATTTACATATATTGATTACGATAAAACAGTCTCACCATCTGGTGAAGTTCCACCTAAAGAAGAAAATACAAACAGTGATGAAAAAAGTACTAGCACTAGTGGATTAGGAACACAATACTATGTTAGATTAAGAGATTTATTAGGTTTTCTTCAAAATGGGTCATCAGGAATAAGTTCTATAATTCCTAAAATTAGAAATAAAGGAGGAGAAGATTCTTTACTTAAATTTGATTTAGACGTTGAAAATAATCTAATGTGGTTAGACCCATTTCAAGTTAGTACAGATCCTTTAAAATGTGTTATTAATAAAAATATTAATTTTGATGGCCGTAGTCATACATTTGGTGTTTCTAGTATGGAACCTTTTGAAATAACAAAAGGAAATTACACATATGGACAAATTCTTAATATTTACATCAATTGTGTGTTTATAATTGATATTATTAAAACAAACACAGGAGATGATGGTAAAATAGATTTATATACTTTTTTAGAAAAAATATTAGAAGGTATAAATGCTTCTTTTAGTGGATTAAATAATCTAACTATGTTTATAGATGAAACTACGAATGAAGTAAAATTTGTAGACCAAAATCCACTCCCAGGAAGACAAAACTTAATAACAAATAAACAAACTACTAAATTTAGAATGTTTGGATATAAGGGTGGAGAAAATTCTTTTGTTAAAGATTTTGATTTTAAGACAGAAATAACCCCACAGTTAGCAACTATGATTACTGTTGGGGCAGCTGCAAACAACACAGTAGTAGGAGCAGATGCAACCGCCATTAGTTACTTAAATGCTGGTTTAATAGATAGATATAAAAATAGTATGTACAACGATACATCTATAGATGAAAATGTTAAAAAATATGAACCCGGGTGGAGTGTTAAAATTAAAGAAAACCCTTACGGTGCATATGGTAAAGCTGATCCTGTTACTAATAGTGATGGTTTTAAAAAAGCTTTAGAAGAAGAAGGTAAAGCTGAAACTCAAGTAGCTACTCTTGATAAAATGTGGGATCAATATAAAGATTTCTTAAAAAGAATATCTACTTCTATAGATAATAATGCTGACGCTGAAGATGCTAGATCTGCTACTAAAGAATTAATTGATGAAAACAGAAATAAATTAAAAGATTTACTTCAATATGCTAGCAACACAAGTAATATTAAAAATATTGCTCAAATAAGACAAAATTTACAAGAAAGACAAAATGCATCTGCTGAAGCTAATAAAAGTTTATGGGAAAAATTCAAGGATGCGTATAATGAATTTGCAGGAGATCCTAGTAAGCCAAATACATCTACAAATTCTAATACAACACAAGTAGAGAATGCTTTAAGTCCAATAAACTCTAAAGGACTTTCGAATTTTACAGGATTTATACCTTTTAATTTAGGACTAACAATAGATGGTTTATCGGGAATAAAAATTAATCAAAAATTTACTGTAGATACAGATTTTCTTCCAACAAACTACCCAAGCACTGTAGATTTTTTAATTAAAAATATTTCACACGAAATATCAAATAACAAATGGTATACTAAATTAGAATCATATTGTATATCTAAAGGTGGATCAAACCAATCCTCATCAGAAACATATAATACATCAGTAGGCAATGTTAGTACATCTGGTGGCAAAATACAAACATCAGGAGCATCTAGTACTCCTTCAATCCCTGTAGGAGTAGAAGATGCAGATATTATTCAAAAGGCAATAGCGATTGGTGAATTACACTCATCCCATAAAGTTTTTGGGAAAACAGTTCACGCCGGTACTACTCTTGAAGAATATCTAAATTATATGAGAAAAAATGTAGAGGGTGGATATGGTCATCCTCTTCATTTTTTAAGACCAACAGCACAAGGATCTGATTGGAATATATCAAATCCTACAACAAAATATTTAAAAGAATTTCAAATAAGATTTGCGCTTGGAACTAGAACCAATGTAAACTTTTTTGAAGATATAAAAGAATATTCAAATGTGGGTGGTAAAGAAATTTGGGGTAGGTTCTTACGTACAAACAATGTAACTGTAAGTATGGATATAATGAATTCTGGAGAAACTATGTACGGGATGGACCGAAAAGCTGGAGGGTGGGGAAATGACGTTGAAAGACTAAGAAACGGTGGTAAAGTAGGTAATGGAAGAGATGATGTAAAGAATGAACTTATAGAATTTTGGGATACTATAGATAAATATTCTGGGTTTGGATTATTAAAAAATTACTCTAATAATAATACTTTATTAACTTGGAATGCAGTAAAAAATAATGCTAACCTAAACTCAGCCTGGTCACTTAATTATGGAAGTGATCCGAACAAATTATCTGATACTGATCCAATGAAAAAAGTTTTATTAAGATTAGTTGATTTAAAAATAAAAATATACTCAGCCACAAATACTTTTACTCTTCGCAATTATTTAAAAATAGCAAGTAAACAATCAAACTACGACCCTAATAAATTATATGATGAAATTATGGGTAATGGAATTTCTTTAACATATTTTATACGATATACAGTAAATGGTCCTGCTTTTGTTAAAGCTGCTACTGAGCGATGGGTCCAACAGTATAATACATATATGAAAGGAAATAAAAACGATATTTACAAACTACTAGCAGATAATATAGTTTATATGTACAATAGGTACTCAGGCATAGTAAGTAGTTTAAATCATACAAAAAATTCTATGGGATTTTTCCCAGGAGGTAAAACAGTCAAAAACATATTAGGACAATAATAGATATGTATTTTCCATTATCACAAATAACTCCAAATTTATATACTAACGGGTCGGACTATGTATTTTTAAATGATACTAAAACTTTTTATAAAGGATATTATTTTAAAACAGCATCCGAAAAATCATATACCGGTAAAACTCCTAATAATTCTTCTAAAGAAATAGTATTAGCTTCTTCTATTAACACCCCCCTTAATACCCCTCCTAACCCAGAAGACTTAGTTAGTTTAAATAATATAGAACAATTAACGATATCACAACCTAATTTAACATCGTTTATAGCCTCAGACTACCCATTATTTAAAACATTTAATAGAACTATTCCACAATATGTATCTCTTTCTCCTACAAATGAGAATTACCAACAAGGATATTTTACAAGATATTTTTGTAAAAAAACAAATGAATTTACTTATTTAGAAATAGATAAAGATACTTACGACAAATTAAAAAAGAAAGATCCTAAAATACTATACCAGTTATACAAACCATTTGAATTAAAATGGCAATTAATAGGTAATAAGGAAATGGTATATAAAACAAATAAAAATATAGTAGACATAATTATACAAGACCAAAAAATGTATAATTTGAATAAATATTTAAAAGAAAATTACACTCGATTTTGGAAATCTAACTAAGGTTATTACATTCAGGTAAAAGGTTATGTTTTATATTGTTGAAACAACAGAACAATTAAATGAATTTATCCACACCGGATACAGTCGTGCTTTTGTTGAACCAATATATTACAACGACTATGCCCACCCAGCAATAAATGAGTTATCATTATTGTATGTTAAACCCACAGACGATAACAAAGGTTATATTTTGTGTCTCAAACACAACGAAGCACTATCACTTAATAAAACCGCAGTAAATT